TACCTGTTGGAACCGTAATTTTTATCTGAATAGTGTCATTGTTACCCATTTGATTTATAGTGGTAAAAAGAAGATTACCATCACCCAACTTATCAAATATAGATATAGATATTTTTGATAGATTTACCCTAAACTTAGATATATCATCTGAACTCTCTTGGACATCAAAGTCTTGAGATATTTTTGGCATATTAGCCATGAGCATTGTAGTGGTAGCCGTAGATACACTGCTACCCACTATCTGCACTTCGGCAGAAAATGTGCCAAACCTTCTAGTCACATTACCTGTTGAAGCTACAAACGTACCCATTATATCGAGGTTGAATTATTTAATAAATCCTGTTGACCCCTATTAACCGCAACCGCTAACCCAGCCCTGTCTATGTTTACATCAACTGTTGGTGCGGCTTGATTAGTTATAGGTGAACTAGGCAGGAAACTAACGCTTTGAGTGAACTGAGGAGCCTCTTGCCCTGCGTCTCCTGCACCACTAGAGGCACCACCACCACCGCCTGCTCCACCACCCCCACCGCCAAACTTGGTGGCTCTTATTTTGGCTAATTGTATAGCACCTAATGCTGTGGCCACTGCTATTTTTCTTGGTCTACCTAAATTTTCTGCTATAGCCTTTGCGGTGTTTATAAGTGTCTCTGCAATAGCGGATCTTTTCTCTACTAAAAACTGTTTCTTTCTAATAGCCTCTAACTGCTTAGCAGATGCACCCCTTGCCTTTGCTACCTGTAACTCACTCTTGAGTTCTGTTTTCCTCAAAGAAACTATACCCTTGGTGAATTGACTAGCCATTTTTAAGTTGTCACCACTAAAAATACCCCCATCATCATCATCACCATCACCATCATCACCCTCTATCAACTCTTTTCTTTTAGCTATAAAGTCTTCTAAAAGTTGTATTCGACTAGCAAATGCTGCGGCATCTGCATCTGTAACGGCATTAAGAAATTCTGTATTTAATTCTTTAATAGCTTCTTGAGCGAGGGCTATACTATTTGCTGCAGGATCTAAATCTAGGTCAAGAGCCCCACTTATAATATCATTTATTTCCTTGAAGGGATCACCTACAGTAGTAAACATTTGATCCATCTCAGTCACCATACCATCTACAGTGCTAAACATATTCTCTATAAATATAGGGGCATCCTTAAATCCATCTCCTAACTCTAAATCAACAGGCACCTCCATTTTAACACTTTCTCTAGCTAACTGTTCCGCACTTATACTTACACCATCCCTAGTTTCAGCAGCAAAATTTGCTATCATAGCATCAAGTTCGTCCATGTTATCAGCTAGAACAATCTCAGGCTCTACATTTAGACTAGCCCTAAGTGCATCTATAAAACCCTCGTCCTGAAGTTTTAAACCAGCTAAACGTCTTGCATCGGTTTCCTTAACTATATCCTTGTTAAGTTGAAGTATTTCTTCATCTGTTTTTTTAATCTCAGCTGCATTTCTTTCAATTTCCTGCTCAATATCTAAAATGTCTTGTTTACTTTGTTTTAAGTCTTCAGCAGTAACAATTTCACCATTATGTAAAATCCTGAATCTATGTGCCGTTTTTAACTTCTCTCTTTCTTGTTTAGCTTGCTCTAGTAAAATAGGCAAAGAAGCTTTATCTAATTTATTTGCTTCTTGTTTGCTTTCAAGAAGGTCAAGTAGTAGTTGTTTTTGATTTTGAAGACCCTCTATGCCTAAATCAAATGCACCAGTTTGAGCAATTATTTGAGCAGTTTGTCTAGCATCATCATTTAATTCTTCTAAGGCCTTCTCTAAATCTTCTGCTGATTCTTTATTTTTACCTAATAACTGAGGAATAACAGTCGCTGCGGTAATTACCAAGTTCAGGGCTATAAGAATACCGCCAGGCCCCATCATAGATTTACCTAATGCCGCAAAGGCTCCCTTTAAACCACCAGTTTTAGTGGTTAAGTTACCCATCAACTCAGCAGTAAACCCAATGTTGTTACCAACGGCTCTCATACCTTGGGCAAAGTTTATTTCACCACCTTGTATAAACTGAGCCGCATCCTGAACACCATCACTGAAAGAGAATAGAGTTTGGTTGGCCGTAGAGAAGGCCTTATTGTTTGATGTTACACCTTTGCCTAATTTTTTCTTGGCTGAAGCCAACCTTTCAGTTGCCGTTGCCAGTTGCTCAGTTTCAGTTTCTTGACCCTGAAGGGCAGCCCTGCCTCTCTGAAGGACACCTATCAATTCTTTTTCTTGATTCTCAAGCCTTGCTGATTGACCAAGTAGTTTGGTACGTTCAGCAGTGTTTAGTTTATTACTTTCAATAAACTTATCTAAACTAATCTTTTCCTCTCGTATCTGCTTTATCCTAGCACGAGCCTCTAGGTTTGTCTTGGCTATAGTCCTTAACTCATTTTGAGTAGCCTTCCTTTTATTGTTTATAGATGCTTTTACCTTATTATTGGAGGCTATAAATAGTCCATTCTTCTCTACTATACCCTTGACCTCTTCACCAAGTTTACCAGTAGACCTATTGGTTTCGTTTACCGCATCATTTAATTCAGTTAAGGATTTGGCTGCGCCTGCCCCCCCTAAATCATCAATTTTAGAGGCAATCTTAAACTTAATATTATAAATTAAATCGGGCATATTTATTTTTCCTTAGGTCTATGATAGGCCTCACGAGCCATCATAGCTTGTGTTATATCCTCTATTGAACACTTGGCTTCAAGTTCCTTTGCTCGCAGTGGATCAAAGTCGGCAAGAACGTAACAGTAATAAATGTACGCTCCGCCAACTTCAATCACTAGGTCATTAGGTGCGAGCAGGTCTAATGACTCTAAGCTACTCCGACTCCATCTATAGGTACTTGACGCCTGTTCGTAAAAAAATCCCACGCTTCCTCAAGCGTCCCCAGCTCTAGTTCGTCAGATTTCCATACCTTACTATCTATAGGAGCCTCTAGTTTCATGGAGTGTTCTGCGGTAAACTTACAGTACTCAGCACGAAACTCTTCATCCAACTTCCAATCATTTATAGCCTGAAGGTCTTCCACGCTATAATCGTCAATGGTTGTATCGTCATTAATCAACTTCTTATAGGTCTTAGGATGTTTTGCCTTGTACCAATTAAGAAGCATTTGTCTTCTTTCTTCTACTATCTTATCAAAACGAATAGGGGTCGGTTTGACTTCAAACGCAACCCCCATAAATTCGCCCTGAACTTTTGTTATACGTCCCATAAATTGCTCGCTTTATTTTAGGGTTTATGTGTTAAATTCTTGAAAGTTATAATCTGATGTTGTTGCTGTTCCAGATGTTATCTGTAACGATGGTTTTTTAATTTTTATATCTGACTCTCCTTTTATATTAAAGGCTACCTCAACATGATGAGTATCAGCAGGTAATGTAAGTGTTGCTAACTTAACACCAGTGCTAGTAAGATTCACTGATGAAGCAACCCCAACTGTTGAACCACTAGAATTTTTTGCGGTCAATGTCATTGTTGGGATTGGATCAACATCCGTAGCATCTGTTACCTCTACAAAGGCAGTTAGTTGCTTGCCTTCAAATGGAAAGTATACTTTGTGAGTAAATGTTGCTGTAGCTGATGTAGCCGCATCATTTTTTAACCTTTGTTTTTCATTACCTGAATTGAAAGTAGATGTACTCGTCAAGGTAGTTCCTGCGACAGTCCAGTTAGCTGCCCTTGATGGTGACCCTACACCCAACCACTTATACAATGAAAACCCATTCTTAGTATACGACATAGAGGCTGAGTGTTCCCCAGTTGTGCTATTGTATCCCCCAATAGATTCCCTAGGGCTGTTGAATCTGAAAGAAAGGTTATCCTCAAATCCCTCCGCCTTTGTCAAGGTTCCCTCAGCCTGAAGTATTAATCCATCCACACTAAATCCTGTAAACACAAGATTAGTCTGATTGTCGACCCATGTTTTTAATTGAGTGGCTGTAGAACTATCATATAAACCAGTCAGAGTTATATTGTATACTTTGCTTGTTATAACTTCTCTGTTATTTTCTATGATAGCAGTATTCGCCTCAATAGATATTACTTGCCTTGATGCCTCAGCAGCACCTTCCTGAACCACAGAAAACGTTTTAGTTTCACTAAGTGCAGAAGTATTGACAAGTGCTAACTTGTTTAATTGTGCTGGCATGATAAAATATATTATGGGGTTGATACAACGATAGCTGCTTCACTATCAACAGCAGATGCTTGTGCTATTAGTACGGTTTCTAGTCTTCCGTTCTCAAAAGACCTGTGACCCATGATGTATGTGGTAGCAGTAGTTAAACTATGACTTCCACTTGCACCAACTAATCGTAGCTTACCCTCAGTTGGGGTGCTTCCATCTTTTGATACGAATGCACTAGCTAGTATGTCTGCACCAGCATCAGTATCTGTATTTGTTGACCTAACAACTATTCTTCCAGTAAATGACTCGAAGATTTCCCTGTTGTTTTGAACATTAACAGTATCTGGCTCCAAGGTTGGCTCAGCGCCCTCGACTGTTATATTGCTTACCGTAAATTGAGAAGCACCAGCAGCGTTTAAAACCTCTGCCTTGTTAAATATTAGTTTTGCCATTTTTTTATGTTTGGTTTAGGATATTTTAATTATACTTTGAAAATTCACACTTGTTGACAGAAACCCATTATCTTCGTCTATTGAGTCCACACCAGTTAATTGTATCGTGTACACATCAGATGTTATGGTTGTTGCCACTGTTGTATCTGCCCAGTCAATAAGTTGGTCCGTAAGTTCTAGCATTCTATCATAAGAAGTATCTTTTCCACTATGTGTGTTCGCCTGTTCTATATAAACTATAGCTTCAAAGTTCTGTGTTAGTTCTAAAGGCTTGTCAGCTTGCACTAAAACATCTGTTGACCCACCTAATAACTTAAACACAACAACTTCAGTTATAATATCTCCACGCCTCCTAATATCTAGATTACTACCACTAAATTTCAATACCTTTTCTGCGGTAGGTCTACTATCTGAAGATGAGTAACTGCTAAAGCTTGTTATGTACCCACTAAGTATTGCGTTTCTATCCATTATCCTACAGTTAAAGACCCCTTAGATGTGTTGCCTATATTTATAAATAAATCAGCCTTTATAGTCCTTGGCTCACTTAATAACTCAAGAATAATATCTTTTACGTCATCTATATTACCCTGCTGTTCAGTTGATCCTGAGTCCTCCTCGATAGGAAACTGCCTTCTTTGTGGTACACGATTACCCTCTTCATGATCCCTCATGTAGCCACCTACACGTGCGCTATTATATCCAAAACTAACACCTCTTTTTTTAGTTTGATACATAAAGTCTTCCTCAGCAGTACCAGTATATAAAAAATCGGGTATAGGTTTTCGGCCTATATTTTCTTTATAGTCAGCATAGCTATCGACCAATCCAAATCTTCTAGTTCCATCAGGCTCTAATGCTTGAACATTCATTCGATTGATAGAGAACTCATATTCTCTACCCACCTCATTCATTGACTCCTTGAACTTATTAGAGTTTAATTGAGACCTAACATCCTTTAATATAATGGAGGATAGTTTCATTAGTATAAACTCATTAATCTTACCCTAGGGGTAGTCTTGGGCTTAGACAATAAACCACTAAGCCTTCTAAGATTGGCTGTAAGATATTGGTTGTACATGGCGTAATACTTTCTAGCTTTTTCATAAGAGTAGCTGTCTCTATGTGTAGCGTCTTGAGCAAACCATAATTCAAGAAATTTAAAACTCAACAAATCAATAAGAAGTTCTTCAGAATCTGCGGCATAAATAGCATCTAACAACGCAGTCTCTGTAGCGTAGGTAGAGTCATTTATGTATTCACGCAAATTGTCAAGAATATCCGTTTTAAGGAGTTTAATTGCCTTGGCTAGTATTAGGTTGTCCTTTTCTGATAGATTCAACGCTGTAGTGCCAGCAGTCACGTTTATACCCTTAAAGGTAAGTTCTTCTAGTGCGTCAATGTTATTTCTAGTAAGGGTAAGACTGCTAAACGCCATTATTTTTCACCTTTGATTTTTTTCCATTCATAATACCATTTCATGGTCATGTAACCAAGAGTTACTAAACCTACAAGTATAGAGATTACTGTAGATACTTGTTGCAGGGTGATGCTCGAAACTAAACCGAACATACCGATCATTGCTTTTGAGTCCATTATGTCTTCTAGGCTAATCATAATAAAAAGAGAGCCGCACAATGCGACTCTCCTTTAAAATTAGGCCTTAGCTACGTTACCTCGAATATAACGCCCACCTAGGTCTGGTCTGAATACTTTCGCTCCGTAAAGAACTTCAATAAGTACATCAGCACCTGACTTGGTTTCTTCTATAGTCAAAGTGTAGTTTACGTTGTTCATTGGCTCAAAACCAGCAGCTCTACGAACACCAGAACCTGAACCGCTATCTACTGAAGGCATAACCGCAGTAACTAGGGCAAGGGCAGATGGGTCATAGAAGAACTGCTCACGACCAGTGTCACCTGAAGCAATATCAACTGGGTTGATAGTAGCGTTGTTGGCGAGCGCTTTTCGTAATGGCTCTTTAATGGTTAATACAGTACCAGTTTGGCTTTCTACAGTGTAGAAGTCATCAGTGCCTTTAGCAGAACCAAAAGTAACGATGTCACCCTCAGCTAAAGATACAGTTGCTGCAGAACCACTACCATTATCGATAGTTAATTCTGTTTGTCCAATAGCCTCAGTGGCTGCGATAGTAGCATCAGTTACAGTAGCAGGAGTATGGTCGCTTCCTTCGTTATCTACGAAGAAGTCAAAACCATAAGCACGAGCCATAGATCCGCCCAACTGAATGTCAGCAGAACCACGTTGGTCAGCTTGTTGGAAGATGTTTAGTGTAGTAAGGTCTTTCTCTACAAATGGATCAATAACCATCATTAGGTTATCAGTAGTGAACTTACGAGAAGCCATGATTTTTCTAGCTTCTGCAAGGTCATTAGCATCCATTACAGTAGAGTCAGTGTTGTTGTCAGCGAAGGCTACTTCAAAAGCCTTACGAGCCTCAACTTTTACGTCACTATTGATCTGGTCGATAAGTTGGTGTAGTCTTGGGACGAAGTGCTGTTGTACTAAGTCAGGAAGGGCGAACTTTTGGTCAGCTTTGTCGATGCTGAATCCAGCATAGTAATGCTTGTTGATTACTAATTGCTCTTCACTAGCATTAGGAGTTCCTAAGCTATAGCTTCCTGAGTATGCACTAGGAGCGCCAGTAGGCTTTACTGCACGAGTGATACTTACAGTCTTGTTACGTGCTGCAACTAGACCTTCAATGGATGCGCCAGCTACGTTAGTAACGGCTTTTGATACCATTGGTCGGTTTGGATACTGGTTAGCTAGTGCAACCTCAACAAACGCCTCTGGTTCGTAAATGGAAAAATTACTATTAATTGCCATGTCTCTATAAAAGTTAAATTAAATGTTTGATTATATTTAGCTTTTGGGTCGCTATGACCAGAACATGACAATTAAGGTTTTGCCTAACCATAATAAGGTGGTTTCTATGCTTGTTCAGCCCAACCGCCAGCTTGCTTCATGGTTGCATAAAGCTTTTCTGCCTTTGATCGGTCCTCTGGGCTAGACGAGCGCACAAGTTGTTGAAACTCTGCTCTACTAGGCCTTTCACTAGATGGAGTTCCACCAGTCGCTCCACCCACGCCCGACTTCTTGGGCTTTGCAAATTGTTTAGCAAACTCTACGAGTGAGTTTCCTACTGATTTCCTATTGCCTTGAACATCTAAATCAGGAACGCCATTTCGTGTGGCATAAAACTGACCGTTGCTCTCCTCAATCTCGTACTCGTTGTAGAACAGTTGTTCTATGTAATCTGTTTTGAGCGTCAACTCATTGTCTTGCTGCAAGGAACTAAACGCTGCCTTAAATTCGGAACCTATACGGCTCTCCATTTGGGTTATGGCTAGTTGCTCTTTTGCGGCTTCTGCTTCTTGTTGGTACTGTTGCAACAATTCTCGCAACTTATCTGCTTCCCCCTTATCCTCTTGCACAGGTTGCATTTTATTTGACAATAAAGAGAACGCATCATCGAGAGTATTGACATCATCACCTAATATTTCAGAGAATTTATTTATCATATCACGTTCGACTTTGCCCTTACCTTCGTTGTAAGCGCCCCTAAAGAACTTGTCTTTATCGAACTCTGGTTGCTGTGTTTGTACGTTTTGAGAAGTTGTCTCTTCTGTTGTTGACTCAGGAGCGTCAACGGACTCTATGTTTTCTTCACTCATAATGGTTATAAGTTAATTATTGCTCACTGTTTGATTCAATACCAAGTTGAACTTGTCTTGCAAGTTCTTCCTGAGGTAATATATCTAATAAATTACGTAAATCCGCAGAACTTTTTGGCATACCATATTCCTTGAAGTAATTGGTAACCTCATCAATATCTTCTTGAGGCATAGATCGTTTTCTCATGTATTCTGCTGTCAACTTAACAAGTAATGGTAGAGGCATTGCTTTATACTGCATACCCTCTGTAATATCTGAGAATATTTCGTCCGCACTAGACAAGTCGTAATGCTTGCTGTAGGTGACAATATAGTTCTCAAAGTCCTCGTCACGAACCTTGGCCATCCTTCTAAGGACTTGATTTTCAATCATTTCCATGTCCATGGCCGTAGACGCTAACAACCCTTGCTCGTCTACATTATCAAACCTCTTGGCTGCTCCAGATACGTTACTCTTAACAAGAGACTTATCACGAACCATAGCCATAGAAAATATCAATGACATCAGGTCGCCAAAGATAACATCCCTGAGATGTTGCAAGCCCTGCATATCGGCTTGGTACAACATATTGTTTGGTATCGTTTGTTCGTCAGGTATGATGATTGCCATACCCACGCCCTCTTTGATTGTGCGTGAATCGTACTGGTCATCATCAGCGACACCTGCTAAACTACGAACTATTGAATCTGTAAGAACAGGTATAGGATGACCGAATAATTCTGATCCTTTCTTCAGGTCATAGAACAATTCAGATGAAGCAAGATACATTCCCTTGAGAGAATATCTTCTAGGTTTGCCAACCACGAAAGAACTGTTAGCGTCCGTTTGCCCCTTTAACAGGGTAGCTGGAACCTCACCAAATGGGTTGTCTATTTCTAGCACCTTTTGCTTCATGTTATTTTCTTGAGTATATACGCAGATATACTCAGGTGTATAAGCTGTCCATTTAAACTTTTTTATGTTCTGAACGTCATAATACATCTGACGAGTAACCAAAAGCGTCAATACGCCCTGCTTAACTTGAAAGTTAAATATTTCATGAGGGCGCAAAACAAAGTTATAGGGAACCACGTTACCACTATCATCAAGGACTGGATCACCTTCATTATCCATCATTAGGTCAGTAACTACCGCCCCAAATCCTAATACCTCCTTCACAAACATTACTTTGTCACGATAGAACTCAGTAATAGAACAACCTGCGTCATCAAAGTTACCTGACTTATACCTCCAAAAGTCTTTGTTTTCAGGGAACATTCTGTTTACATTGTTCTCGTCATATATCCTCTGTTGAGCAGCGAAAAACTTCTGCTCCAAAGGAAATAACTTCATTCTCTTCAGTCTTTCTCTATATTCGTCATCAGACTCAATAGTAGACTGCTCTATGATGTAAGACTTATCAGAAAATACTGTACTAGATATGGCTGTGTACTCATCGTATTCAGCCTGAAACCAACTATTCATAATTTTAGCACGATCAAGAACCACACTATAATATGGATGTCTAGTCTCTTTCATCACTATATCTTCAGCGACATCTTTGGGTACAGAGTAAATTTTAGATAAATCAATCATCTTTTAGAGAATTGTAGGGCTATAGCAACCGCCTGTTGCCTGTTGTAACCCTCGTTAATAAGTTTTCTTACGTTTTCAGAAATGACCTTTTTAGATATACCCTTTTTGAGCGGCATACTACTTCAGTAAATCCATTAATACATTCACTAATGTACCCGACCCTAAGCCAGCACCAGTAGCCCAAGCTACTATTTTTTGCTTAAACTTTACAAGTTCTTCAATTTGTTTCTCGTTATTCTCAACTTTATAAACGAGACCTTCCTTGTTGAACTCGTTACCTAACAATGCTTCTTTCATGTCCTGAATATCTTTAGTTATTAATTCAATAACTGAATGTAACTGTTTTACTTCAAACTTCAAGTCTTTATTAAGCTGCTCTTGCGATATAGCCATTATTTAGTTACCATTTTTTGCACGACCAATATCTTGCCGTAAATTTATCTTTAGCTGTTGAACAACGATGTCTCGCTCTAAAAGACTTTCTACGAGCTGGCTCATTTTTACGTATGGGCATATTGGGATCGCCATAATGGATGACCTTAACTTGGTTACCTTTCTTTGCTAAAACTACAAATTTTTTGGTGTCCCTCCAACTACTTCGAGGCTTGTTGAATCCTGAGTAGGTATGCCCCCTGTATTCAATGCGACCACCGCTAAGTCTTTTGACATCTTTCATGGTGACAAAATAGTTACTATTTATGTTTTGATTCAATACTAAATTAAAGTATTGATTTGTAGTGATATTTTCTTTTACTTTTCACCTATGGCAAAAAACGAACCATCAAAACCAGCCCTATACAGTCGAGTTAAGTCTGAGGCTAAACGCAAGTTTAAGATATTCCCTAGTGCCTACGCTTCTGCATGGATTGTCAAGGAATATAAAAAACGAGGTGGCACATACACAGGAACAAAGTCTTCCAAAAGAGGCGTGGCTCGATGGATGCGTGAAAAATGGACTACCCAAGATGGATCACCTTGTGGGTCAGCCAAGTTCAGGGGCGTAAAAAAATGTCGACCTACTGTTCGTATTAGCAAGGAAACACCTGTTACTTGGAAGGAACTAAAGGCTAAAGGCAAGGCTTCTGAGGCTGTGCGTGAGAAAAAACGTGTAGGAATGGGTAAACGCACCAAAGCCATCAAAAGAGACTAGCGCAACACGTACATTGGTGAGTTACTACCCTTCTCATTGCGCCAAATAGCATAATCTGTCGCATCCGACATATGCCCCCTGTCACCATTGTCTATTTTTAGCCCTTTATCGTTCACGATAGAGTACATGTAGTCTTTTACAACGTATTCGCACCTCGTGTTGACCAATAAACGTCTTTCGCCATTGAGTCCAGCGTAAATTACGTTGTTTACCTTGTCCACACGCACTTTTCTTCGTGGATTTTGGATGTCCAACTCGTTTTTATACAAAATATCGTTTTGCTCAAACACTTCTCGCACGTAATCCCAGTCATTTTTGCCTACACGACCATAATTACCACTTTTTTGGTTGGATGTGTTGTCACCAGCCAATAAAACCTTTGAAATACCCCATTTTTTCAGTAATTCTACCGCTTTTAGTGCTTGTTCAGTGGTGAGCGCCTCTTTGGAGAAGATTTCATCGAAAATAATGTACTGCTTAAGACCATTACGAGCCTTTTTAACTTGGAGCAAAGCCCAACAATGAGGAGACCTATTGAAATCAGCACAAAGCCAGACAGGATGGCTACTATCGTAATCAAGAGCCGTAAGATTGCCGTCAGGGTAGTGGTTATAGCCATCAAAGTGTTTGTAAGCCTTTTTAGTCGGGTCATCTGTTTCCTCGCTCATTTCATACCCCAACTTATACGACAGAAAGTCCATCGCCTCTTCTTGGAGTAATCGTTGTTTACTGTGATTAGTTTCCCATAAGGGAATGTCCCATACCTTGTCAGGCTCTCTCATATGAAAAGTATAGATTTAAACGCACTCTCAGAATCAACAAAAAAAATGGGGACACCCATTTCTGCACCCTCTTCTACTATATATAATGCACCTGATCGGTGTTCGTGTAATGTTTTAAGGTCGTAAGTGAGTATGCCCCATCCATTTTTAATGCAATCATCGAATAAAGGATTGAACTTTTTAGAAGAGGCTCCTTTCTGGACTATTTCCCAACGTTGTTTTACGATTTTAGCGTCAAGCATACGTACAAAAGAGTTAATTTTGTTCTTAACTGAGTTTACTTGTTTCTGGTCAACATCTGTTGTAAATCTAGCGTATATCACTACTTTAGGTTGTTCCATTCTTCTACTTTGTAGCCTGTTTTATCTTCCTTTACCGATATTTGTAATACGTTAAAGATGCCCGACTTCATAAGCCGACTATTAGCATCATTCGGATGATAAGGCGTACAAACACTTAAAACAATACCTTTATCGTGAACACGCTTGATCCATGTGTTAGATACTTTGTTCCATACGGTCTCCCTACGAGCAGTGGATATACGATCCTCGTCATTGCACACATCATCAAGAATTAATACACCAGCTCGTTGTCCTGTGGTTTGGGTTAATACTGCATATGCCTCATAAGTAGGGTTACCTGTTCGGTTACGGCTCTTTACAATGATGCGCTGCGTTGAGCCTGTATCGGTGCGATCAAATTCAACAGGGCTAAAGTTATGCTCCCTACACCAGTATCGGTACATATCACTGATAAACAACGCACGTAGCGATAATATTCTTTTAGCAGAGATGCCCCCATCAGCAGACACAATCAACGTTTCAAGTTCATGTTTACGAGTGGTCATGTAAGCCGACAACCCAATAGGTACTTGTTGAGATTTACCAGTGTTATAGGGCGCACGAATCAACCCATTCAAACGAGCGTTTTTAGACAAGGCTTCTTGTTGCCAATCATAAATCCCCTGTTGCATAGCTAGGTGTATCTGGGCTTGGGTCACTTTACGACCATCTTGATCGGCTAAACAGTTCTCGATAAATGAGTTCCTGAGGTCTAACGAGTCAGGGGGTGGGTCATGTCCGACCACATTAACTAATAAATCAGACCAATTAGCTTTTTGGGGCATACGCTCGCTTGCATAGGGTGCATTGTACCTCACACTTCCTGCCATGAGCCACAACACCCAAACATTTAAAGGGTTTTGTTTTGTTCCAGAACTTCAGATGTTTTACAAAGAAGTTCGTCTTAAATATAGGAAACTTGAACAACTTAATTTTCATAGGTATATACCTTCTCCTTCAACTCCATCAAGTCCTCCTTCGGTATATATACAAAAATGTCCTTTCTATTGTTTCTACCCATTAGCGTATAAGCAATGGTACTGAACCCATATTTTTTATGGAGGCTATTGCCTCGTAACACGCCTTTCTTATTGTTTATTTTGGGTATCATCTTTTTCTGCACGTATCTATGCAGAGCGTTATTGTCCACGACCACAAACTCTCCATGAAACTGAAAGGCTATTTTATCTGCACCATGGGGACTACACCATCCAGCTTTGCCCTGAACGTTCCTGAACTCCACAAGGACATATCCCTTACTGTGACACGCCTTAATGCCCTTAACGTCATAGGTCACATCCCCAATACGAGCGTCAATGTGATTATAGTCATCTTGTTGGCTACCCTTTACTGCGCCTGTAATCTTGCAGAATAACTCCTCTGACTTTTGGGCTTCTTTATACTGTCTTTGTTGTATTGCTTTAAATGAGTTCATAGTCTACCTCTATCGCCTCCATTCTTTGTGCAAACTCCTTCAGTTGATCCATGTTTAGGAAGTCCTGAAGAACCTGCAACGTTTGTTCTCGCACCTTGTTTTTATACTCTATGATAATCGTTGGTTCATTACTTAACTCTTTACGAACGTCATGCAAGTCTTTCATGATTTTACTCAAGTCCTTAGGATGTATCGCATCCAAGTCTGGGTGATTCTCAAGCAACGTAGTAATCTTTATCAGCATGAACTCAACCTTAGCCGACATTTTCTCTTTTCGCTCCTCTAGCGTCCCAATGAACTGAAGAGTGTTACGGTACTGCTCAAGGTCTTTTAAGAGTTCTGGGTCAAATTTTGAGCGTTGCACGACATCCTTTGCTTGCTCACGTATCTTTATCTCTTCATCAAGGTTTGATCGTTGATTTTTCCAATTGTAAATGGTTTGCCTTGACACACCCCATTTATCAGCCACTTTTGACACGTTACCCATCACCTTTATTTCCCTAAGGATGGCTACTTTCTCTTCAGGACTAAATTCGTTATTTCCAGCCTCTTTTTTTGACATACTCAACTACTGATTCTATGCGATTAAATATATAATTGGGCAACTTATCAGACATAGAGGGGATCTCATAAAGACTCGTTATGATAATCTTTATCTCCTCCTCTAACTCTTCCTTGGTTAATATGTTTTTCTTTTTATGCCAACCCATTTTACACAAACTTAATAAAATTGACAGACATTACTTATAAATGGCGAGAATAGCAAATATTGACACTTTTTCATGGATTTTTGCTTTTCGCGAAAGGGAGGGTATTTAGGCCGTATGCAAATATATTTTAATATACATACCCCTATATAATATAAGAATACGATGCTATTATACTATTAAAAATCTATTTTAATTATATAATACAGAGAGTGAAGTCCAAAAGTATTATAATTATATATTTTAATTGTATAATATAATTGTATAATATAATTGTATAATATAAGAATCTAGTTTTATTATACAGGCTGCAGATCCATTATAATTATATATTTTAATTATATAATATAAGAATATAAGCACAAAAAAAATGACCGTATAATAATACGGCCATTGTAAAGTTGACTATTTTTAAAGATTAGCTTGTAACATTAAATATATTTTTTTGCACCTTTGCCAATTCTCTGGGCTTTCGAGTTTTGCGTTTTGGCTCTAAATACATTCCTTTCGTATATATAGTATCTTTATTGAAGATATTATTTCTTGCACCATTCCATGCAATAGCTTGCACCTGATACGGTATTAAATTTTCTTGTTTAGCTATCTTTTTAATAATGTTACTTAATTGTTCGTATTGTTTGCTATTCAATGTAAAAAAATCTACGTCCCAACAATTAGTGAATGCTCTCTTTATCCATACGTCAATAGTAACATAGTCTTTATTCAATTGTAAGTTTTTAGCAAATGCATAAATTTTAAGAGCGTTTGGTTGAATAGTAGCTTGGTATTCGTAAATATCGAAAGCTTTATTCTTGTTAGTATTCGGTGTACAAACTTTTATCTTATATCTAGGTATGTTCCATTTTTTTGCAATACATACTTTTTTATAGTCTATCTTGTTTCGTTCCCAAGGGTTCCGAATTGATAGTCTTGCACACATTTCCGTTAATGTTTTAACTTTCTTATCAAAGTACTTTGATACTTTTCTTATTTCTTTATTCTCTTTTTTGTACCAAACTTTTCCATTTTTAAATAAGTTTGGACAATGGTTTTTTACTAAGCTATAGTAGCTTATAAAATTACGTTCGAATGTTATTAATTCGTATTTGTTGAATTCTTGCATTTCCTTAGCCATGTTATTACCTATTTTTATTTTTGTTAATTAATATTTGTGCTCTTCTTTTGTGTATTTGTTGCATTAGCTTTTTATTGGCTTTGGTATTTTCGTGTGCCAATTCAATAGCTAATTCATTCCGTTTAAATTCGTATTTATCAAAGTTATATTTTTGCCTTTCTCTATTCACGCCCATAGTACTAACCTTTAAAAATATGTATTAAAATATGTGTACCAAAGTACAAAAGAGTGAACGCCATAAATGGCACAAAAATAGCTTTATATAATTTTTCCGCTTTATTCATGTTATTTAATATTTTTTTGTTGTTTGTATTGTTGAATTGATTTTTTTGTGTATTGGTTATCTTTATAAAATAACCAACCAAAAAAGAATGGCCACGCCATAATAAAAAGCAATGTAAATATTGTTTGTACAATCATGTTATTATAATTAATTAAAGTTAACACTAGCAATATAATAATATACAACAAACAAACAAAAAATATTTATTCTAAGTATATGCAATTCAACAAGATAGGAAAGACCAAAACCCAAAACTCGAAATCGAGGCACACGTAAAAATTCACTTTACGAATACATAAAAATCTGACTACATAAAAATTCAATTACATAAAAATCTGATTGCATAAAAATCTCTGGAGAACAAAAAAACCCTATACAACTCAATGCATAGGGCTTATAACTTTAACGGAATTATGATCCTTAACTGAAGTAATAACTTCCTAGTAGGGATGAGTATTTTATTCCTATATAATCAACCATCTCACTAAGTTCACTTACTGTAGAATTAACGTATTCATTCATTGAAGCAGATTTGATATTATAAAAATCATAATCATATATCTCAAAG